AGATATTCTTGCTTAGTTGATTTTAATTTTGCTGAAAAATGTTTGTATGGAAAAGTTAATAGAAACTATGTCTCAATTGAGCCCAACGAAGCGCTTGCTAGATTCGCAAGAATACCAAATATTGATAGTAGTGTTTCTAGAGTACAAGTTTTTAATTTCGTTGCACATGCATTTTCTGACCTTACAAGACATTTTGAAAGATCTGCACAAATAGGAAAAATAAGAAAAACAGATCCTTATTTGTCAACTTTAAAAGCATTTGACGGATATCAAAAAACAAATGTTGCATACAGAAATTATTTTAACACTTTGATATCTGCTATGCAAAAAGTAAAAGAAAAAAAATCTGTAAAAATTATTAATTTTTCTGATTTTATCAATTTTTTAGAAAACTTTT